TTAGGCTTTTGTAGTGTGTTACCTTGCTTGTCTTTCATCCAGACATATCCCTGAAGCTCTTTTATTAAGTTGTTTGACCTTTGTGTAACAAATACTTTGTTCTGGTTTATAAGGTTAATACCATAAACTATACTATCTCTTCCTTTTGTAACTGGAAATACTTGATGACCATAACTATTTAATTCTGCTATTGATTTAGGTTCAGCTGAATCTGCCCATAAGCTTCCTAGTATCTGATTGTTTTTTAAGTATTGACTTATGTGTGAATTTAACATTCCTTTTCTATAGAGTACTTCATCAAATATATATGCATCATCTAGTTTGTATAGTGCTACTAATGCTGCTTCGTCAACCGAATAACCAAAGTCTAATCCATGACATAATAACCTAGCATGAGGTGGTATTACATCTATTTGTTTCCAATCAGGAATACAAGCTCCTTCAAGTGTTCCTATCTCACCTAGTCCATACACTCTCCACCAATTAGCCCAATAAGAGCTTTTAGATGCCTTTAGACGAGCTTTCTCTATTTCTTTGATAATACTATCAGGAAGTTTGTTATTGTCCTTGTAAGTTAACGTAATGAAGTCTGTGTCTTCTGTGTTGATTAGTTCTTTGTCTACCCAGAATAAATTAGTTGGGTTATAGTCTAACCATATCTCTCCAGAAGTTCTTATAGATAATTGCTGGTAAGCTTCAAAGCTAACATTGTTACACTCATTAATAAATAGATCTGTTCTTCTAGAACCTCTTAACTTGTCTGGTTGGTCTGTAGAAAAGAACTCTATATAACTTCCATTACTAAATGTATACTTTAATGTTGTTCTATTATACTTCTCTTCGTAATATCTGTTTAATCCTTTTAGGATGTTTAGAAAGTCTTTTAATGCTCCTCTTCTTAAATGAGGTACTGATTCAGATACTACACTTATCTCGCTTCCTGCGTTTCTGATTGCTTGATCTATTAATATAGATAGTATACAAATAGTTTTACCAGCAGAAGTTCCTCCTCTTACTATCTTAACTCTTTTGTTTAGGTTTAGAAGTTTGTCAAATGCTATCGTCTTTCTGACTCTCATTAATCAATGAAGAGAGGTGTGTCTTCGTTTATAGTTATGTCTTTTGTTTCTCTTGGTTTACCTGCGTAGTAATTATAAAACAGCTGTACATACTTGAAGTCTCCTTTTTCTACTCCAGCTTTCAGAGCTTGATATGCAGCGTCCTCCAATGGAGTTAGTTTCTCTATTAGATTTAACTCATCTGCTTTAGGTTTTCTACCTGCTCCTTGTCTTTTTCCTCCGTGTGCCATAACTTGAAATAACTTGATTAATCAATAATACAATAAAAAAACTTATCATTTGTTAAATTCTATTATATACCATTCTAATAAACTCTCTAAACTCTTCTCTAGATTTCATGTTTCTATCCTCATTATTGTTTAGTGACGTTATTAATCTTGCTTTTAATTTAACATAATCATATTTGTTTGCCTGCATTTCCTTTACAACTCCGTCTTGTGCAAATGAAGACTTATTAAATTTAGTTTTAAGAATGTAACACAATTCGGATATGTTTTTACTTAAAGATCTATCGTTAAACGTTAATCTTCCTACTTTAAATTCTTTTTTGTCTTTTGCCCAGATATTTAATAAAGTTCCAATAGTTAATCCCTTATATACTTGAACATAAAAATTTCTTAAATCAGAATAATTATGATAGTATTTTACATTGTCTGGACCAAACTCACACCATGCATCTAAATAATCTTGATCCTTCCATCTTTTTTGTGTTGAATTTAATAATGAAATATCATTTATTAATTGTTGCTTTGTTTCATATTCCTTAACCAAACAACTTATGTTTTTGTTTTTTTTATTCAATAAAAATCCTTTTAATAAATGCTGACCATCTACTATTGATTTAGATTTTTGATTAGGTATCTTTGATAAGTCTCCTATAATTGGAAGTCTTAACATGCCTATTTCATCTACACTTTTTGCTAAAGTTTTAGCGTGCTTTAAAGATATACTTCTATTAAAGTGAAGTAGATTTTGTGGCATTAATAATTGCTCTACTTCTTTTCTGTTTAAATTTATTGTTTCTACTTGTTTCATTTTTATTGTTTTTAATTAAACTCATTTAAATATTTATTCTCTATTTCCCAGTTGCCTGCATAGAGTTCAAAGGTAGTTCCATCCTTTCTTGTTCTGATTGTACCTTTAGGATAATAGTTACCCTTTTCTTTAAACTGTTCTTTAGTTACCCATCCACATACTGTAAGAACTTTAGTGAATCTATTTATGGAAGCAAATATAAAAGCATCAGCAATATATCCTATTTGTGTGTCTAGGACATTATTTACATAATAGTCTTTAGGATCTACTTTTCTTTCCATACACTTTACATCTGCTTTGTAACCATTCCAATCAATATCATATCCTCCATCAAATCCTCCGAGTCCTGTCATTAGTTCTATTCCTAGATAGTCTCTTATGGTGTTTTCTCCTACTATTCCTATGTATTGATTTCTCTTGTTGCCATCTGCGAATCCTCTCATACCGAAGTTAGTTCTCTCTACCAACTTTTTACTGTAGGTGATTATTTCTTCGTTAAGAGATATTTGCAACATTAGTCTAGCAAGTTGTTGTTTTCATATTTTCTTTTAAGTTCTTCGTATTGTTTCATGAGCATAAGATAATTATCTCTTAATGCCTCTAGATTGTTTTCTAGTTTTCTATCTAGCTTTTCATACCCTAGATACTTTGTAAACCTGTTTTTTATTTTAGTATAAGTGTTTAACAATTCCTCATCTTGCTCTAGCCAATACTTAAAAACTTTTGATCCATATAACACTGTTGCATGGTCTTTGTTTACTGTTTTACCTATTTTTAAATAAGTCATATTAGTATACTTACGTAGGAGTTTATAATATATTCCTCTTGCTTCAACAAAATCTCTGTCTCTACACTTTAAAGTATCTTTATTGTTAAGATCAATATTAATCTCTTCCCTTATTATTGTTTTTAGTTCTGATGTAATCATAGTTGTAATATTTGTTTTCGTTTATTGCTTTTAATATTCCAGCACACGCTTCATAGTTTTCTAAAGTTTCATAAAGCTTTATAGCATTTTCAAGTTCTTTTTCTGTTGAACCAGCTGCTAAATCCATTAGTGCCATTAGATAATATTTTTCTATTTCATCATTGTAGAGTTCCTCGTAATACATATTCATTTAATTCTGATTCTCTTTTTACAAAGTATTCTTCAAATGTTTTAATTGCGCTTTCTAATTTCTCTTTACCAGATAAGTAAAAACTTTCTTTTGCATCCCACATACCCAGATCTCCTTTTGCTTTATCTATTGCAAAGAAATAAAACTTATCATAAGATACATTAAATAATTCACAATAAATATAAAGCTGTACGTCATATGAATATTTCTTGGCTGAATAAGGAAATGCTTTTACATCTGCTGTGGTCTTTAAATCTGCTATAAAGCCATCTCCTAAAATATCTGCTTTACCTCTGAAAGGATATCCGTGTAACATTCCTATAGCTGGTATCTCAAACTTTGCTCCTCTTGTCATTCTTTGCCACAAATCATTCTGGAGTAAAGCGTCTACTGTATACATTGCTTTGTCATAGTCTTTTCTTGTATATACAAATTCATCTGATCCTACCTCTGCTACTTTCTCTGTATATTTTTTTGTTCTTGCTGATTGTACTTCTACTATGTGTACTAGACTATCTATCTTGTCTGGTTCTAATGCTGCTAAATGTATAAGTCTTCCTGCTTTAAATGCTGGGTTGTCTGACTTAAAGTTTAAACTTCTAGCATAAGCTTTAGGACTATCCATTAAATACTTTATAGAAGAAGAACTCAATGCTGTTCTACCTAGCTCTCCATAGTAAAACTTATCGTCATCCATTTTAGGAATTAGATCTTCTGGTGAATATTGTTTTCCGTTAAGTAATGTTATTGTATTATTCATTTTTATCTAATTGGTCTTCTAATGCAGCAAGGGCTCTCCATGCTACCTTTCCCAGATGTAACATTCCATCATCATCTAAAGGATCTGTAGTGTGGTCTATTAGGTGTCTTGTTAGTGCATCTAACTGATCTGTTGATTTACTTTTATCCCAGTGCAATGGTTTGTCTGGATGATGTTGCTGGTTTCCTATGTAACTTATCTTTGATACATATTTAAGTGCATTAGGAAAATACTTTAACACTCCAGTAAATACTGGCATTTGTTTTCTTTCTTTGTGCTTGCTCATAGTCCTAGTTCTTTTCCTTTGTTATACTTCCTTACTATCTTGTTAGCTTCTTCAAGTTCTGTTTCAACTCTTCTTGCTCTTGTAAGAGCTCTAACTTTGTCTGATCTATAAGACTCTATTGTCTTTTCGTAAGTTCTTCTTTCATATTCAAGATGAGCTACGTAAATTCCTATCTCTGCTAAACATCCTTTACATTCTTTTATTTCTTGGTTGTTTGATTCTTTACCCCACTTCATTAATTTATTTCCTAAAGTCTGGTAGTTTGTAACGTATTCTAGTTCTTTGATTAATTCCATTTTATTTGTATTCATTGTAAATTGCTTCTAGTTTATTATACACTTGACCAACAAAGCAAGGACTACAATTAGTGAGTTGTTTTTTATCATTAAAAACTCTATTGTATATCTCTAACATTCTTGGTGCGTATTTTGTTATATCGTTCTTTCGTTCTATAAATATATCTTGAAGATACAAAAATTCTTCTTCTGTAAATAGCTCTGGCATCTTATAGGGAAACAGTTCATTTAGTTTCTTCTTTCTTTTATCGCATCCACAGTCTGCATCTAGTGCTTCTGCTACAGTATCTACAACTTTTTTTATTCCTGTTGCTTTTGTTATTTTCTCAACTGTATCGCCAAATCCTTTAGCTGCTACTTTTTGTTGATATTCAAAATTTGCTTTAAACTTATTGTAATCGCTCATAATCTTCGTTTTTGTAATCTTCGTAATCTTCTTTTAATTTATCTTTTAATATAATTTTTGCATTCTTTAATGTATTAAATATACTTACCCAACTTATTTTTGTTTCTGCTGCAATCTTTCTTATACTCATATTTGTATCTCTATACAAAACAAAAAGTTTCTTATCATACCAGTGCCAGTTTTCTATTTCATCATCTATTTTTTCGCATATTAAATTATAAGCATCCTGTTCTCTTAAATCAGTATTGTCTTCTAACTGAAATAATCCATCATCAATAGAAACTTTCCTAACTTTTCGCTTACTATTATAGTATAAGTAGTAAGTAGTACGTAAAGTAAAATACATATAACCCCTACGGATAATCCCATTGTCAATAACCTTCTCTGGTTTAGCATATTTATATAATATTAAATAACTCTCTTGTACAATGTCTTCTGCATAATCATACTCACCAAACCCATTGACTATTCTGATCCATTCTTTATGTTGCTTCGCTACTAGTCCAAGCCAGTCTGCTGTTGTTCCCATTTCACTGTAACATTTATAAATCCTATTACACACTGTAATGTGTATTCATCAAATCCGTCATCATATTGTTCTTTGTGAAATAATGCTCCTATCATAAAACCTTTTATCAATGCTATATAAATATCTGCATTCTTGTATTGTCCTATCATTACAAAAATTGTTGTTAATATTAATAGAGATATAAGTATCAAAATAGTAATTCTTTTTTTTGTTTATCTAAAAGGTCTTTATCCATAAATGTAAAACCTATATTATTCTTTTCCATTCTTAATTTTATTGGCTCATCAAATGGTGTACATCTTCCTCCTGTTTCCATTTCTTTAATCTTTAAAACTAAAAGGTTTGAATATATCCAATCAGTTGGATGAGACGTGTACCTGTGAATACAAATCAGATCATCACAACGATTTCCCCACTTACCCCCTCCTTCAACACTAGCAATATTTAAAGGCATTGGTAATCCTTCGTATTCGTGTCCTTTAGGATGCATACGTCTTAATGCTTCTGTAACTCCATGAGCATTTAAAAACAGTGTGATATTATTTTTTTTAGCAAACAATCTAAACTCTGTACTTACTTGATAGTCGTACTCGTGACCTCCTACTTCTTTATATAGTTGTTTGTCTTTTATTAAAGAGTTGTATGGATCTATAAGTATCGCATCATAATCCCAAGCATCTTTAATTGCTTTGGCTTCTTCTAGTAATTCTTTAT